CAGCCGCTCGGCCGTAGGCCGCTACGGCAAGAAGCTGGAGCGACGCCTGTCGGCCATCCGCGCGAGCACCGAGGCCGCCAAGCTGATCCAGCAGCATGCGGGCGACGACAAGGACGCGCGCAGTGAGGCCCTCACGGCGATGGTGCAGACGGAGCTTTTCGAGGCCATCCTGATGCTGCAGGAGGCCGACGAGCAGGGGGAAGATGGCGAGAAGATCGACCACGAAAAGCGCGTGGAGGTTCTGAGCAAGGCCGCCAAGAACATCGCCACGCTCACGCGCAGCAGCATCAACCTCAAAGAGTTCCAGGCGAAGGTGGAGGAAGCCGCGCGCCGCAAGCTGCTGGAGCAGCAGCAGGCCAAGGCGCAAGAGCTGACGCGCGCGGGCGTGCCCGCTCAGGAAGTGCTGGCCCAGGTAATCCGGGCGGGGTACGGGCTATGAGCGGCGTGGGCCTTGCCGCCCCGGCGCTGCCGCTGTATGCCTACCAGCGCCGCTGGGTGCAGGATGACAGCCGCTTCAAGATTGCGATGTTCGCGCGCCAGTGCGGCAAGACGTTTACGAGCACGCTGGAGCTGGCGCTCGATTGCGCACTGGCCGAAGCGGCGGGCCAGCGCCGCCGCTGGGTGATTCTGAGCCGTGGCGAGCGCCAGGCGCGTGAGGCGATGAACGAGGGGGTGAAGCTGCACCTGGCCGCGCTGCAGGCGGGCTTCAAGGCCTACGACTACGACTGGTCGCCTGGCGTTAAGGCGCTGGAGGTCGAGCTGCCCGGCGGCAGCAAGATCACCGCGCTGCCCGCCAACCCGGACACGGCGCGCGGCTTCAGCGCCAATGTGCTGCTGGATGAGTTCGCCTTCCACCAGGACAGCCGGGCGATTTGGAAGGCGCTGTTCCCGGTGATCTCCAAGCCGGGCCTGAAGCTGCGCGTCATAAGCACACCCAACGGCAAGGGCAACAAGTTCTACGAGCTGATGACGGGCCACGATGACGGCTGGAGCCGCCACACCACCGACATCTACCAGGCCGTGGCCGATGGCCTGCCGCGCGATGTGGAGGAGCTGCGCCGGGGCGCTGGCGACCCCGATTTGTGGGCGCAAGAGTTTGAGCTCCAATGGCTCGACGGCGCCAGCGCCTGGCTGGACTACGACCTGATCGACGCCTGCGATCACCCCGATGCGGGCAAGCCCGAGCGCTACACCAGCGGCCCTTGCTACGTGGGCGTGGACATCGCCAGCGGGCGCGGGCGCGACCTGTTCGTGGTGTGGGTGCTAGAGCAGGTGGGCGATGTGTTTTGGACGCGCGAGGTGATTGCCGACAATACGATTGGCCCGCTGCAGCAGCCGGAGGTGCTGGCGGATGTGTTTGCGCGCTACAACGTCGTGCGCGCGTGCATGGATCAAACCGGCATGGGCGAAACCCCCGTTGCCCTGGCCCAGCGCCGCCATGGCCCCAGCCGGGTAGAGGGCGTGCTTTTCACCGCCGCCAACAAGCTCACCTTGGCCACCACTGGCAAGGCGCGGTTTGAAGACCGACGCATCCGCATCTCTGCCACGCCCGAGGTGCGCGCCGACCTGCACAAGCTGCAGAAGGTATCGGGCCCCACGGGCACGCCCCGCTTCGTGGCCGACAGCGACGGCGCGGGCCACGCCGACCGCGCCTGGGCCTGCTTTCTAGCGCTCAATGCCGCAGACCATGCGCAAGGCCCCATTGACTTCACCCCCGTGCCCGCACTCCCGCGCGGCTTCGACAACCTCGGCGCATCCGACTATGACGGCGACCAGGACGAGTATGGTCTCGGCATGGTCGAGCCGGGCGCTACCTGGTAACACGCCATGGCAACTTCACGCATCCTCGGCCCGGACGGCCAGCCCATCAAAATGCCCGACCTGCAGGAGCCTCAGACCGCCAGGCTGGCGCACCTGCAGCGCGAGTTGCAGACACACCCCACGCGCGGCCTCACGCCCTCGCGCCTGGCGAAGATTCTGGACGCCGCTGAGACCGGCGAACTGACCGCGCAATTCGAGCTGTTTGAGGACATGGAGGAAAAGGACGGCCACATCGCCGCCGAGATGGGCAAGCGCCGCCGCGCCTGCGTACTCGACTGGGATGTGGTGCCGCCCGAGGGCGCCGACGCGGCCGAGAAGAAGCTCGCCGCCCAGCTCGGCGAGCTGCTCATGGAGATTCCCGATTTCGAGGACATGGTCTTCGACCTGACCGATGCCATCGGCAAGGGCTATGCCTGCCTGGAGATCGAATGGCACCGCGTGGAGGGCTACTGGGTGCCCAAGACCATCACGCACCGCCCGCAGTCGTGGTTCACGCTGCACCGGGGCTACCGGCAGGAGATGCGCCTGCGCAGCAACAACACGGTGGATGGCGTCATGGGCGACCCGCTGCAGCCCTTCGGCTGGATTACCCACGTTCACAAGGCAAAGAGCGGCTATCTGGAGCGCGCTGCGCTGTTCCGCCAACTCGTGTGGACGTACCTGTTCAAGAACTACTCGGTCGGCGACCTGGCTGAGTTTCTGGAGATTTACGGCATCCCTTTACGCCTGGGCAAGTACCCGGCGAACGCCTCGGAAAAGGAGAAAGCCACGCTGCTGCGTGCCCTGGCATCCATCGGGCACAACGCGGCGGGCATCATCCCGGACGGCATGCTGCTGGAGTTCAAGGATGCAGCCACGGGCGACCCGAAGGCTTTTGAGCTGATGATTTCGTGGTGCGAGCGCAACCAGTCCAAGGTGATCCTGGGCGGCACGCTCACCAGCGGAGCCGACGGCCAAGCCAGCACCAACGCCCTGGGCAACGTGCACAACGAAGTGCGCAAGGATCTGCGCGACGGCGACATTCGCCAGGCGAACACCACGCTCACGCGCGATCTGGTGTTCGCCGTGGCCTCGCTCAACGGCCTGGCGCCGGGTGGCCTGCGCCGCCTGCCGCAGTTCCGCCTGAAAGCGCAGGAGCGCGAGGATTTGAAGGTGTTTGCAGAAAGCCTTCCTCGCCTCATTGACTACGGCATACACCCCCCTGTGGCATGGGCGCATGAAAAACTGGGCATCCCCATGGCCCAGGGCAATGAGCCGGTGCTCATGCCGCCGCAGCGTGTGCCTGCTATCCCGCCGATGGCGGCGGCTACCGCATGGCACCCGGGTTTTGCAGCCGCAACAACGCAGCCCCCACAGGCAGCAGCGGCGCCCCCCCAGGCGGCCATGGCGCCACAGCTCGCCGCTGCTGCGCGCGCACCCGCTGCGGCGTGGGTGGAGCAGATTCGCGCGCTTGTAGAGCAAGCGGCGAGCCTGGAGGACATCCGCGACGGCCTGGCGGCGTTGTCCCCCGACATGACGCTTGACCAGTACGCGGCGGCGATGGCCGAGGCCCTGGCCGCCGCGCAGCTCGCGGGCCGCTACGAGGTACTGCAGGAGGCGGCGGGCAATGGCTGATGTGGCTTACGGCAGCTTGCCGTTTCGGGAAATGATTGAGTTCTTCCGGCGCAAGCTCAACATGCCCACGCAGGCCTGGACGGATGTCTATGCGGCAGAACACGAATGGGCGTTTGTTGTGGCCGGAGCGAACCGCGACGCCATCGTGCGCGACTTCCGGGAGGCCGTCGAAAAAGCCATTGCCGAGGGCACGACGCTAGAGGAATTCCGCCGCGACTTCGACGCCATCGTGGCGCGCTACGGCTGGGACTACAACGGCGGCAGGGACTGGCGCACGCGCGTCATCTACGAGACCAACCTCAACACCAGTTATGCGGCGGGCCGCTGGGAGCAGTTGCAGGCTGCGCCGTTCTGGATGTACGAGCATAGCGATTGGGTGGAGAACCCACGGCACCAGCACAAGGCCTGGGACGGCATGGTGCTGGCGCGTGATGATCCATGGTGGCAGACGCATTACCCGCCGAACGGCTGGGGATGCCAGTGCAAGGTGATTGGCCTGTGGCCGCGCGACCTGGCACGCATGGGCAAGAGCGGGCCGGATCGTGCGCCCGAGGTGACATGGGTTGAGCGTGTTATCGGCAAGTACAGCCCAGGCGGGCCGCGCGTGGTCAGCGTGCCTTCGGGCATCGATCCCGGGTTTGAGTACGCGCCCGGCCGTGATCGGTGGCGCAAGTACCGCGAGGAGGCGTGATGGCTGGCGCACGATTTGACGGCACGGCCGCGATAGAGCATTTGTCCGGCCTGGTGGACGCCATCAACGATCCATCGCCGTTGCTCGCCGAGCTGGGGGAGTACGGTCTGCGCTCGACGCGGGCACGATTCAAGACCCAAACGGCCCCCGACGGCACCGCCTGGGCCGCGTTGCAGCCCTGGTATCAGAAGGAAAAGCGGCGCAACAAGAACCGCATCCTGACCCTGAACGGATACCTGCGCGGGCAAATGACATGGCAGCTTGTCGGTGACCGAACGGTCGAGATCGGTAGCAACCTGCCCTATGCGGCCGTCCACCAGTTCGGGGCTACCATCAAGCCCCGCGCGGCCAAGGTGCTGATGTTCCGGGGGCACGTTGCGAAATCCGTGACGATCCCGGCCCGGCCTTACCTCGGCCTATCCGATGAGGATCGGAGCGAGATTGTTGGGCGCACGTTGGAGTGGTTGCAACGGATCATGAAGTGATGACGGCATTTGCGCAGTGTGCAAGACACTTGCAAAACCGTCATCCCACTATTCCCCGGTACGGCCCCAAAAATCCCATTTATCGCGCCGCCCACTCTTTCTTTATCTCACCTCCGGTCAGCCTGCGCCACGCGCGCCGCCACGGCCGGCCCGCAGACCTGGGCGATGCGGTGCAGCACCAGGTCGATGCCCGTGGTCACGCCGGCGCTGCTGTGCAGCGCGCCGTCCTGCACGAACACGCGGTTGGCCACCACGTCGCAGCGCGGCTCGGCGGCGGCGAGTTCGTCCAGGTGCTGGTGGTGCGTGGTGGCGCGGCGCCCGGCGAGCAGGCCGGCGCGCGCGGCCAGCAGCGCGCCCGCGCACACGGTGACGAGTTCCAGCCGCCCTGGCACGGGCCGCAGGCCGCGCAGCCAGTGCAGCAGTGCGTGCGCCTCGGGTGTATCCAGCGCGGTGTGGG